CGCCAAAAAGAAGGCGTGGCCGCGCAGTTCCGCCGCAAGGATTTATCCACCCTTTTGAATAACCTCCTCGCCGAAGTCACCCGCTCCGGCGAGTGGGCCGCCCGCTCTGGCTACCGCCCCAGCGCCACCACCGCCCCCGTCGAACCCGCTGGCTGGCGCGACCTTATCGAGACCGAACACCCCGAATGCAACCTCACCACCTGGGCCGCTCTCCCCGACAGCATGAAAGCCTGGGTGCGAGAAAAACAACGCGAACTTTCCGCAGCCTAAACAAAACAAAAACAACATGATCAACTACATCGAAACCATCCAAGAAGCCACCGACGGCCCCCGCGTCGTCACCCGCCATTACCCCGATTGCATCAATGATTTTCTCCGCTGGCAAGTCGGCATCTACACCGCCCGCCCCGTCGAAGAACCTCTCTACGAGACCATTTACGACGAGAATGGCCAGCCCATCCTCACCGAGTCCGACGCCATCCAGCACCGCCTCATCGGCTACGAGACGAACCCCACCGTCTTTGTCAAAGTCTTCCACCTCCTCGGCTTCGGCGCGGATTTGAAAATCGCCACCGCCGCCGCCTCACCCAAGCTCGCCGCCCTCGCCGCCTGATGAAAAACTCCCTACCCGAAAACCTCCTCGCCGAGCGAGCCGTCCTCGGAGCCGCCATCGCCGATGGCCGCCACGCCGATGCCGTGTTGGAGGTCGTGAGCCCCGACCAGCTCACGCACCCCGCCCACCGCCTCATCCTCTCCTGCCTCGCCGCCATGCGCCAAGAGGCCCGGCCCGTCGATCTCATCTTGGTTACGACCGAGTTGGAAAAACTCGGCCAGCTCGAAGAGTGCGGCGGCCATCAGGGGCTCACCGATCTCGTCCAAGACCTCGCCGTCACGGCCAACTGGCGCTACTACGCCGCCGAAGTCCTCGACATCTGGCGACGCCGATCCATGCGCCAAGCCGCCCTCGCCATGGCCGAAGCCGCCAACGACCCCGCCCTCACCACCGACGACGCCATGGAACGCTGTGAAGTCGCCCTCTACGGCCTCCGCGAGCAATCCACCAGGGAAAACCCCGTCTCCCATTGCAAAACCGCCGTCCTCGCCGCCGTCGATCACATCGAGAAAGTCTACGCCAACCGAGGTCAGACCGTCGGCCTCTCCACCGGCATCCACGATCTCGACCGCTCCACCGGAGGATTCCTCGGCGGGCAAATGATCATCATCGCCGCCCGCCCCGCCTGCGGCAAATCCGCGCTCGGGATGCAATTCGCCCTCCACGCCGCCATGGAAGCCGCCGTGCCCACCCTCGTCTTCAGTGTCGAAATGCCCAGCACGGAACTCATGGTCCGCGCCCTCTGCTCCGAAGCCGGGGTCGATCTCCAGCGCATCCGCGACGGCTTCCTCGGCACCGCCCAGCTCTCCGGAGTCGGAGCCGCCGCCGGTCGCCTCGCCCAGGCCAAGCTCTACCTCGACGACACCCCCGGCCTCACCGTCGCCCAATTCCGCTCCCGCGCCCGCCGCGCCAAGACCCAGCACGGCCTCGGCCTCATCGTCGTGGATTACCTGCAATTCATGCACGGCAGCTCCAAGAGGGCAGGGGAGAGCCGCGCCCTTGAAGTCTCCGAGATCAGCAAAGCCATCAAAACCACCGCCAAAGAACTCAACATCCCCATCATCGCCCTCGCCCAGCTCAACCGCGACGCCGACGAAGGCAGCAAGCCAAAGCTCTCCAACCTCCGCGAGTCCGGCAGCATCGAGCAAGACGCCGACACCGTTCTGCTGATTCATCGCCTCGACAAAAACAAAAAACGCGACGCCGACGACGAGCCCATGGATCACAACACCCTGCTCATCTTGGCAAAACAAAGAAACGGCCCCACCCCCGAGATCAAGCTGAACTTCATCGGCCAGCACACCGTCTTCCGCAATGTCACCGAAAAACAATACAGCAACAACCAGAACGAAAGGCAGAAATGATGAAAACCTATTTAGTGAAATGGCCTACCGGAGACTTCTCCGTTCTAGCGGCAAAAAATGAATACGATCTATTTTGGAAAGTTGACCGAGAGGGCGATCCGACAGATTCCAAAACTAAAGTTTATGAACTTCCAAAAGATTTTCATATAGCATTTGAAAAGAATGCAAAAGGTAAATTCGTTTCAAATTTCGTAAATTATCCAGAAGGAAAGAAAAAAGTCAAATTTCAATCAGCGGAAAACTATTACTGAAATGAAAAACTACGAAACCAACTCCATCATCACCTGGTCGCCAGCAAAGCGCGGGCTGCCAGATAGCGACACCACCGTCCTCGTCCACCTCGCCGATGGCGAAGTCTGGACCGGCTTCCACGATGGCGAAGTCTGGCGATTCGTCTCCGGCGACCGCATCGAATCCCAAGTCGTCCACTGGGCACCATTCCCCGAACCACCCACCGCACCCGCCAAATGACCCTCAACCACAAATCCACCCGCACGCTCACCGAGCACACCTACCGCCTCACCGACGACTCCGACCACAGCCTCGGAAACATCGTCATCACCTTCGAGAACGGCAGGTTTTTGAAATGCGACTTCCCATTTCGCGGCACCTACACCCGCGAGCAATGGGCCGTCCTCGCCGAGATCGAAGCCGAAATCCAGCGCCTCCACCTCGGCAAACAACCCATCGACCGCTTCTTTGAATTATGAGCCAATCCATCGACCCCTTGATCGCCTGTCCCGCCTGCCGCCGCGAGTGGCAGGACCACCCCGGCGTCGCGCATTGTTGCAAGCTCGCCACCGAGTTAGCCGCCAGCCTGCGCGACATCCTCACCTATGTGCGCGCCCCCGAATACTCCCGCGACATCACCGAGCAGGAAATCTTCTTCGACGCGGTGGAAAACGCCCGCCGCCTCGTCGTCAAATCCGGGCATTTCCAAGACTATCCCACCGAGCCTCATCCATGAAGAAATTAACCACAGAGGACACAGAGGACACGGAGAGGGAGCTTTCAACTATCCACCGCTGGATCGAGCGAAATCATCCTGACGGAGTTATCGACTCGCTGACTTACTCTCAAAATTTAGAGCGAGTCGCGGATCGTTGGTATGAACGCCTTGAACGGGTAGAACGCGAGCGCGACGATGCATTGTCGCAAATTGTGCAGGCTGAATGCCGCGCTGAAAGGTTCTGCCAAGAGCGCGACGAGGCGCGGGACATTATCCGAAAGGCCATAATGAAATTTTTTGAAGACGATTCGGATGGGCGAATTGCTGCCGGAATGCTTGCGATACTTTGCAAAAAAGAGCCTGTCTCGAAATGACCTGCCCCGCCTGCCAAGCCGATACGCGGGTTCTTTCTTGCCGACCGGTAGGAGAGGAATTTGTGCGCCGCCGCCTGTGCGAGAACGGCCACCGGTTCAACACCTCCGAGACCCTGCGGCCCGGCCCTTTTCCCTGGCGGCCAACCAAAGTCAAGAAAACCCACAAACCCAAGCCCAAACCGCAAGCCACCCACTGGCTCGCCCGCATCGCCGCTTTCGTTTCCGCATGACATACCTCGATCAGCTCCAAAGCGACATCAACCGCCAAGGCTTGCCGCCGCTTGTGCATCTCGACACCGACAAGCACGACGCCAACTGGATCAATCTCGCCATATCCGAATATCGCGGCCCCTACCGCGACTTGATCCGCATCCTCGCCACCCTTCGCATCCACCGCCTCCTGCAAACCCTAGAGCCATGAACTCACTCCGCGACTACCTCACCGCCCACCGGTTCGATCCCGTCCACGCCATCAATCTCCTGCAAGACCACGGCATCATCAGCGACCTCTGCATCACCCCCGAAGATGTCGGCGACGCCGGACGCGCCATCACCTGGCTCAGTCTCCGCGAATCCGAACTCAAATCCTCCTCTGTGCCCTCTGTGTCCTCTGTGGTCAAATGATCCCGCAAACCCCCAACCCCGTCATTCCCCCCATCGAAGTCGAAGGCCGCCGCCCCGATGGCAGTTTCGTCGTCCGCTACCGAGGCCAAAAGCTCGCCGCCACCGAGGCCCAACTTCTCGCCATCCACCGCGAGCGCGAGGAGCAGATCGCCCGCATGGTCGAAGACCCTTGGCGCTACGGCTGGCTGAACCCCGCCTGGCAGCGAGCCGATTCCGCCTACGACAGCCTCCGCGAAAAATTCCCCAAAGGCGTCACCGAGCTGCTGATCCTCGGCGGCAACCGCTCCGGCAAGTCCCGCTACTTCGCTCGCCGCGCCATGCAACACCTCGTCGAAAAGCCCGGCGCGAAAGTCTGGTGCCTCCAATCCACCGAAGCCGCCAGCATTCAAAACCAGCAGCCCTACTTGTGGGAGTATTTGCCGAAAGAATGGAAACCCTCGGCCTCCGGCAAACTCAAAAAAGGTGCCGTCGCCAACATCACCTACAGCCAAAAGGGCGGCTTCACCGAGAACTCCTTCGTCCTGCCGAATGGCTCCCAATGCTGGTTCAAATTTTACTCCATGGATGTCACCTCCATTGAAGGCGCGGAGTTGAATTTCGTGTGGGCCGATGAATTGGTCACGCCCGATTGGCTCGAAGCCCTGCGCTTCCGCTTGCTCACCCGCGACGGCGAACTCGGCATCGGCTTCACCCCCGTCGAAGGCTACACCACGACGGTCAAAGAATACCTCGATGGCGCGAAAACTTTAGAGGAATGCCCCGCCCCGCTGCTTCCCCGCTACCGCGACGGCCATCTCCTCGGCGTCGAGACCGTCCCCCGCGTCCAGCAATGCACCCGCGAGAAAGCCCGCGTCGTGTATTTCCACACCGCCGACAACCCCTTCGGCAACCCCGAGGCCATGGAAACCGAACTCCGAGGCAGCAACCGCGAACGCATCCTCATGCGAGCCTACGGCGTCCCCACCAAAGCGCGGCTCTCCATGTTCCCGAAATTCCGCGAGAATGTGCATGTCGTCCCCCACGACAAAGTTCCCAAGGAGGGAACTGTCTTCCATTTCGTCGATCCCGGCGAAGGGAAAACTTGGGCCATGTTGTGGATTCGATTCACCCCCGATGGCCGGTGCTGGATTTACCGCGAGTTCCCCGACCAGCTCGACTACATCGAAGGCGTCGGCTACCCCGGCCCGTGGGCCGAAGCCGATGGCAAACTGCAAGACGGACGCCCCGG